TGGCCACCCAGAAGAGCGTCGCCCAGCAGTACTCCGACGGGTCCAAGGGCAGCACCATGCGGGTCCTCATCCCGAAATCTGCGGCCGTCGACAACCACCAGAACGTGGTCCGGGAGGCACACGCGATCGCGTCGCCGAGGTCCAAGGCGAAGGGCACCCACGAGGACGGTACGTTGTGGGACGAGGGCAGGTACGCGGCAGCGAAGGGCCTCGACGGGGTCATCGTCGACCACAAGGCCGTGCCCGGGTCCGGCTCCGGACAATCGACGCACGTCGCCGCCCCTAGCAAGCCCGCGTACAATTGGCTTAACCGATCTGTCCTGATCATCCAGGAGGCGTAGGGTGACGAGCCCCGCAGTCCAGCTGGAGCGCCGTCTCTCCGATGCGCTCGGCACACACGACGTGCACCCTGAGGACCGAATCAAGGTTCAGCAGGCGTACCTCGCCGCTGGTATGGACACCGCGGTCTGGGACGACCTGCCGGCCGACGTTCGGCAGTTGGTCGCGGAGATCGAGCAGCTGCCGCGGCAGTCCTGGGACGACCCCGCCGACGTGCCCGACGAACTCCCGGACTGATCCACTCTCTGCAGAGCCAACTTTCCGAGGCCCCCGCCGACGCGGGGGCCTTTTGCATGCCCTGACGCCCAGGGCGACAAGACCGAGGGAGCAGCCATGGGCACCGCGACCTACGCGTGGGCAAGCATCACCAAGGCCGTCAAGCAGGCCGACGGCACCCTCATGGTGTACGGGCCCGCCACCGACGCAGGCCTCGACCGCGACCGGCAGAAGATGAACCAGGCGTGGCTCGACAAGGCGATGCCGCTGTGGAAGGCCGAGGGCGGCAACATCCGCGAGCAGCACGACAGGCACCGCGCCGTCGGCGTCGCCGCCGGCCTGACCCGCGACGCGGACACCGGCGCGCATCTGCTCGCCGCGCACGTCGTCGATCCGATCGCTGTGCTGAAGGTCGAGAACAAGGTCCTGACCGGGTTCTCGATCGGGGTGAAGGAGCCGGTCGTCGACATGACGAAGGCCGACGCGCCGAACGGTGAGATCGTCGGCGGGAAGATCATTGAGGTGTCGTTGGTGGACCGGCCGTCCAACCCGCGTACGACGTTCACGATGGTGAAGGCCGACAGCGCCGACGAGCTGGAGCCGGTGGAGAACCCGACGATCGTCGAGTCCCCCGACGCCGGCGACAGCGAGGCCGACCCCGACGACGAGGCCGACGGGACGAAGGTCGACGAGACCGACCTGAACAAGTTCGTCTCCGCCAAGCAGCGCGACAAGTACGCCAGCTCCGGCGTGGCGATGGACAACGGCGACTTCCCGATCCCCGACAAGGGTCACCTGCAGAGCGCGATCGGGCACCTCGGCAACTACAGCGGCGACAAGGCGGCCGCCCGGCGGCACATCGTCGCCCGCGCCCGGACGCTCGGCCTGACCAGCATGCTGCCCGACGACTGGAACGTAGCCAAGGCCGACCAGCTGGTCGCCGCGATGGCCGCGTACACGCCGGACCTGGCGAAGTACGACGAGGCCGCGGACATCGCCGGCGCCGAGCAGGCGATGGCGTTGATCGCCCGGCTGATCGTGTCGGAGGCCACCGAGCTTGCGAACGGGCGAATGGAGGAGGCGCGCGATATCAGCATCCTCCTCGACGCGCATCGGTCGCTGGACTGGTTCCGGTGCCGCGAGCAGATGCAGGCCGCGCAGGGTGACGGCATCAGCCGGTCGGACGTCCCGGACCTGACGTACGCCGACACGACCACCCCCGAGGGGGTTAGCACCATCGACACGCCTGACCTGGTCAAGGCGGCAGTCGCGGAGGCCATCCGAGGCCAAGAGGAGCGCGCAAAGGGCCTGGAATCCCAGGTCGCGACGCTTAAGGCGCAGATGGCGGCGATGCCGAAGCCCGGGGGTCCCGCACTTGCGCGGACCACGCAGGCACGCACCACACCAGTAATCGACCAGCGTGACGCGCAGGTGCAGCAGCTCCTCGTCAAGGCCGAGAACACCCAGGACCCGGTGCTTCGCCGGGGCTACCGGGAGAGGGCCCGCGAGCTGCTCGCCGTCGACGCGTAGACGCCTCTCCGCGACGAAGAAGGAAACGATCATGGGACTTCCCCGTACAGACCTGCTCTTCGAGCCGGGCGTCTCGCCCGCCGAAGTGGCCACCCGATACGACGAGCTCCTCGCCAAGTGCGACGGGGCCGCGACCCGCAGCATCCAGCCGCATCAGCTGCCCGAGCACACCGGCATGGGCATCGACTTCGCCGCCGGCGCGACGACCGCGCGTACGCCGATCGCCGACCTGGAGAAGGCCTTGTCCGGGGACATGCTCACCAAGAGCATCAGCCCGGACCAGCTGGCGACGCTGACCGGCGCCCTGGACGTCCTCAAGGCGCAGGTCCCGGACCTGGTCAAGGACATCACCCCGACGTCGCCCGTCGCGACCGGTCTGCAGCTGTACGACCTGGAACCCGGCGCGAAGAGCCTCACCCCGCGGCCGACCCCGTTGCGGAACCGGATGCCGCGCGGCAAGGGCGTCGGTAAGGCGCACGAGTACAAGCGGATCACCGGTTTCACCGGTACCGGCACCGGCGGTGTCGGCGTCATCCGGCCCGGTATCAGCGACTCGACGCAGACCAACTTCGCGAACCCTGGTTCGGCGAACACGCTGTACTACAACCGGGGTCCGAAGATCTCCTACGCCGGTGACTCGGTGTCGGTGCCGTACATCCAGTTCTCCGCCTCCGACCAGCTGTCGTGGTCGACCCAGTACCAGGGGCAGGGGTTCCAGGACCTGCGCGCGCTGTCGCGGGCGTCGCTGATCTACGCTTCGATGCTGCTCGAGGAGCGGGTCATGCTGTACGGCCGCGGCACCGCCGCGGGTTTCTCGGGTGTGCTCGCGGCGCCGACCGGTGTCGCCGGTGCGGCCCGGGCCGCGGTGGCCGGGGAGACCGGCATCACGAACGGCGCCGGCAACATCTACGTCCGGGTGGTCGCCGAGAACGGCGACTTCGGGGTGTCGCAGGCTACCGCGGCGTCGACGGCGATCGCGTACACGACCGGCCAGGTCGTCGACATCACGTACACGCTGCCCGTCGGTGCGACCGGAGCCCGCGTGTTCGTGTCGAACGCGGCCGGCGCGGACCCGGGCGACGCGGCCCGGTTCCTGTACACGTTCACCGGCGGCAGCGTCCGAAACGGACGGTCGGGCTACAACACGATCACCATCCAGTCCACCCTGCCCGCGGCGGGTACCGTGCCGACGGCGTGGCCGTCGACGCTGCCTGGTGGCGGCACGATCAACCTGACCGCCGCGGACGGCGGGTCGGCGTACGCCAACGAGTACGACGGCATCTGGTCGTACTGCTCGGGTGCGAACGCCGGCTACACCAACAAGCTCAACGCGGTGTTCTCCACCACGAACCCGGGCACCGAGTACCAGACCGCGTTCGCGGGTCTGTACGACGCGGTGAAGGCGTCCCCCGACCGGATCATGCTCAACGGTTTCGACCGCAAGCAGCTGTCCGACTGCATCAAGGGCTCGGCGAACTCGAATTATGTGATGCGCGTCCAGCAGGACGAGATCACCGGGATTTCGCTGGGCACCGTCGTCACGGCGATCGTCAACGAGGTCACCGGCGACAACGTGGCCACCGAGGTGCACCCGTGGCTGCCGCAGGGCAACAGCCCGATCATCTCCGACACGCTGCCGATCCCGAACAGCGAGGTCGACTCGGTGTTCAAGGCGTTCGACGTGCAGGCGCTGATGGGCGTCGACTGGACGCCGCAGCAGTTCGCGTTCGAGTCGTCGAGCTACTGGCTGGGCACGATGGTGTGCTACGCGCCGGCGTGGTGCGGGTCGCTGTCGGGCATCAAGCTCCAGTAACAACCGAATAGCTCCCGGCCCCGCACGACCATCGGCGTGCGGGGCCGGGCCGTCTCCAGGGAGAACCCATGCAGCGGCTGATACCGCTCGACGGCGCCCGGGCCCTGGAGGTTGAGGGCGCACGTACCGGCCGGGTGGCCAGCTACCGAAAGCGGGCCGACGGCACGATCCACGTCGAATCGAAGACGCACGCGAAGGCCCTCCTGCGGGAGGGCCTCGCCGTTCCCGCCACCACTGCCGGCCCGTCCGCGCACCTGCGCGGCTACCTGTGTTCGTGCGGGCGACGGAACTACTTCAAGACCTGCGGGGCATGCGGCTCCGCCGATGGAACGAGGGAGACTCGATGACCACCACGCAACCACGCAAGGCCGCCGCGAAGGCGGCGGACCCGGCCGAGGACAGCTCGGCGACACCGCCCGCGGCCGATGACACCGAAACCGTCGACGTCGAGGCGCTGAAGGCTCAGGTCGCCGAGCTGACGGCCCAGCTGGCGGCCACGACCGGCGTACCCGTCGTCGCGGCCGAGCCCGCACCAGCACCGGTGGTGCTCCTCGACCCACCAGACGACCTGCCCGCCGGGTTCGTGTTCAACCGGGTCACCGGCCAGCAGTGGTGCGGCCAATGCGCCGTACGGCCACTCGAACCGTCCGCGACCAGCTTCGCCTGCGACCACGGCGCCTGGCAGGGCGACATCCAGTTCTTCCAGCCGGCGCAGTAGCGGGAGGCGGTGACGGATGCCACGGCTCATCATCCCGACGACCCTGCCGTTCGTCACCGTCCCGGCGTTCAAGGCGCACCCGACGTTCCTGGACCTGAACAACCTGCGCTCGGGTGACCCGACAGCCGGTGATCAGGACATCGAGCTGAACAACATCTTGCTCATGTCGTCGAACTGGGCGGCCGGCTACGTCGGGATGCCTTTGCACGCGCACACGAACACCGAGCAGATGCGGATGCGCGCCGACCGCCGCGGCCGGCTTCTCATCCACGCGGCCGACACGCCGGTCCGGTCGGTGAGTTCCCTGGCCTGGGGCTTCACCCCGGGCCAGCTGAACACGTATGCGAATCCGACGGTGTGGATCGAGTACGACGAGACGATCGTCTACGACGTCCGCGGCGCGTCGTGGTCGTGGGGCCCTGGGGCGTTGCAGATCGGCACGCCGAGCCCGTCAGCTGACCTGTACGTGCAGATGACCTACGCGGCCGGTTACGTCAACGCCCTGCTGGTCGGGAACCCGGCCGGCGGCGCGAACACCCTCCAGCTCACCGACGTGACCGGGGTACGCCCGGGGGCGATCCTGCGGATCTGGGAACCGGGCAAGGAAGAGGCCGTGCAGGTGTCGGCCGCCTATGTGCCCGGAACGAATCCGGTCGCGCTCACCACGAACACGGTCAACGCTCACACCGCCGGCGCGGGCGTGTCGGAGCTGTCCCCGGACACACACGAGGCCGTGATCTTGTACGGGACGGCGATGCTCACCCACCCGGACCGGCAGGCCGAAGACGAGTGGCCAGACAGCGACTCCGGCCCGTCGACCCGGCAATCCGACGCCCGGCAGACCGGCGCCGGGCTGGTCACCGAAGCGAAGCGGCTCTTGCAGCGGATGCGGGATCAGCGGTGAGTAGCAGCTCGGTCATCGACCAGATCGGCGTGTTCTTCGGCGGCGCGTACGTGGCGGCGTTCAAGTGTTACAACACCCCGCAGGTTGCTGGGCTCGGCGCGGTACGGCGCGGGAAACCGAAGGACGCCGACGCCGCCCAGTGGTACCTCGGCATGCCCGCGGGGACCGCGTTCGGGTCGGTGATGGTCGTGCGGCTGTCCGACGGCGCGGAGAAGCGGGTCGCGTTCGCCGGGCCGGTGTCGGGCGGCAAGAAGGTCTCCCACGAGGTCGTGCTGCAGGTGTTCGTCCGGTCGACCGCGCTGGACGCCGAAGACGTCGAGGACTACACCCGCACGCTGCTCGACGCGCTCCGTGACCGGCTGCACTCCGACCGCACCTGCGGGTCGGGTGGCCTCGACGGGCAGCCGACGCCCGGGTTCGAGATCGGCGAGGACTACGACGGCCCCGGCTCGGACCTCATCGAATGGCACCTGTCCGATGTGGAGACATCGGCGAACCTGTCGAAGCAGTACCTGACCATCCACTTCTCGGCCTCCGAGTACATCGAAGCCTGATCCGGGAGGACCTCATGGCGAAGACCCCGCCGGCGAAGGCCGGCCCCACCACCTCGCTCGTCGACCAGCTCGCCGCCGCGGAGGCGGAGCTCGCCGACATGCACGCGGCCGAGCTGGCCGACACCGGCGAGGTCGACCACGAAAAGCGGGCCGCGGTCGAGGAGCGTCTCGACGACCTACGCAACGAGGTCCGCTCGATCAACGAGGCCGACCGGCATGCGGCGCTGGCCGAGCAGGAGGCGCTGAACGCCGCCCGCGTCCACGCCCCCGCGGAACCGCCGGAGCCGGCCGCGGCGGCCACTGAGCCCACCCCCACCCCGACGAGCGGCCAGGAGTAAACGATGGCGACCCCCGTCACCTACCCGAGCGCCAAGCGATTCCTTGGCACCGCCAAGGAAGTCACGCAGGGAACCGCGGTCGTCCCGATCACCTGGACGCACCCCCTCGATAGCTTCGACCCCGAGGACCAGTTCACGTGGCTGGACGACAAGAGCCTGGTCGGGTCGATGGCTGAGACCCGCGGCCGGATCCAGGGCGTCGGCCACGTCGAAGCCGCGATCGGCGGCCCGATGTTCTGCGACGGCCTCGGGTTCTGGCTGAACAACATCCTCGGCGACCTGACCACCACCGTCGCCACGCCCAACAGCCACGCGTTCTCGCTGCTGAACTCCGGCACCGCGCAGCCGGGGTCGCTGACCGGCGTCGACTGGCAGGGCCCGCCCGCGTCGTCGAACTCGCGCACCTACCCGGGCATGTGCCTGTCCGAGCTGACGCTGAAGGGCAACGCCGCCAACAGCTTCATCACCTGGTCGGGGAAGATCAGCGGCTACCCGTCGGCGATCACCGGCGCCGCGCAGACGTCCGCGCCGACTACGGTGCCGACGTTGGCCGCGTGGCGTGCCCGGCTGGGGATCGGCGGCCCGGCCGCCGGCGGCACGCTCGTCAAGACGATGGACGAGTGGGAGGTGACGATCACCCGCGCGATCAGCGTGGAGTGGACGGCCCAGAACTCGCAGGTGCCGTTCATCATCCAGCGTGGCGCGCTCGGCGTGACCGGCAGCTTCCATTTCTCGAAGCCGGCGGACGAATCGGCGTACCTGCCGCTGATCAACAACACGCAGCCGCAGGTGCAACTCCTCGCCGACAACGGCGGCAGCGGCGCGGGTCTGCTGTCGTTGCAGATCGACATGCAGGTCACCGCCTGGGACACCGGGAAGATCAACCGCGGTGATGAGGCGGTCGGCTACGACATCGGCTACGTCGCGATCGCCAACTCCACGAACGCCGGCGCGTCCGGCGCCACCAGCCCGATCAAGGTCACGATTCAGAACAGTGTGGCCGCCGCCACCTACTGATCCACCAAACCGATGGGACAACCGATGGAAGACTACGAGGACGACGTCCGGCCGGGCGTTCCCGACTATGAGCCGCTCACCATCCCCCGGCTGCTACTGCCCGGCGGCGGCTGGGTCACCTTCACCGACCCCGAAGACCTGACCGGCAAGGACGTCAAGCGGCTACGTAAGGCCCTGGACGCGCCCGGCAATGGCACCGCCACCAACCAGCTGTTCGAGACCGCCATGGCGCTGCTCGTCGATGGGTGGGAGATCCCGGGCAAGCCCGGGCTGCGGATCCCGCGCTACGACAAGAGCGGCAAGGGCGAGTCCACGAACGCGCTGACCGCCCGGCAGCTGCGCACGATCGAGAAGCACATGAATCCGGTGCTGAAGAAGATCACCGGCGGGGACGCGGACGACGACGCGGACGACGACAACACCCCTACCTAGCCCGCCAGCGGCTCAAAGCACTGCTGGCGGGTGAACCGGCTGACCGCGTCCGCCCGGCGGCCTCCTATGAGGACCGCCGGTATGAGCAGGCGGCGCACTACTACTTCTTCTTCACCACCTTCCCCGGCTGGACGTACACCGACGTCGAACAGTGCCCGATGTGGCTACGGGCCCGGTTGCCGTACGTCCACGCGATCACGCAGAAGATCGCCGAGGAACGGCAGGCGAAAGCCGACCGGGACGCGAAGGCGGAAGCGGAACGCAACACGAGGCGGTGACCCGGGGTGGCGTCGTTCCACGTCGAAACGTCCGGTCTCGCTGAGTCGCGGGCCGCGCTGAAGGTCAAGGTGCGGGCGGTCAACGCGGCCACCCGCACCGCGACCCGGCAGGCGAAAAACCACCTCGACCGGGAGGTCAAGAACACCCTGCGCCGCCGCAGCCACCGCCGAGGCACACCAACCCCGTCGCCGGCCGGTGAACCCCCGGCGAAGATCTCCGGCAACCTCGCGCGCACCGTGCGTTCCCGCGGCCCGCGGATGCTCCGCCGCGGCGTCTGGGAAGCCGAGATCGGCCCGACCGCCGTCTACTCCCGCATCCAGGAGCTCGGCGGGCACACCGGCCGCGGCCACCGCACGCACCTGCCGCCGCGGCCATACATGAAGCCGACCACCCGCGCCCAGCTCGCGCGTCTGCACGAGTTCTACCGCCGGGCGTGGAGGGAGGCGATCGCCGCATGACCGCAGGCGAGGAATACCTTCCCCCGCTGGTGCAGAAGCTCCGCGCGGACGCGTCGGACTTCATCGCCGGCTACGCCGAAGCCGAGGCGGCGCAGAAGGCGTTCGGTAAGACATCCACGTCGATGGGCACCGACGTGACCGCGTCGATGCGTAAGTCGGGCACCGCCGTGTCGGAGTTCGACGAGCTGGTGATCTCCAAGATGCGTAAAGGTGAGACCGCGATCGCCGCCATGAAACGCGAACTCACCCAGGCCGAAGATCATGTCCGGACGCTGCGTAAGGAGATGGCCAAGGGGGGCGGGAACTTCGCCGTCCTCAACACGGCGATCGCTGACCTGGAACGGCTGAAGCGGCTAGCGAAGGAGGTCGCCCCCGACTTCGCCACCGCCGGCAGCGAGGCCGGGGAGAAGTTCGGCGCGAACTTCGCCGGCGGGCTCGGCTCCCTCAGCTCGATGATCATCCCGGTGCTGGTCGGGTTCGTGGTGCTCGCGTCGCCGGCGATCGCCGCCGCGATCGGGTCCGCGGTCGCGGTCGGGCTCGGCCTCGGCTTCGTCGGTGTCGGGATCATGCTCGCCGCGATGCTGTCCAAGCCCGTCCAGACGGCCGGCGCGAAACTCGGCGAGCAGATCAAGAAGCAGCTCACCTACGCCATCTCGGGCGCCTTCGACGATTCGCTGCTCGCCGCGATCCGCGAGTTCTCCAAGTACTTGCCCACCTTGGGTTTGCAGTTGCGTGCCGTGTTGGATGCGGTCGCGCCGCTGCTGAAGCCGTTGGCGGACTCGCTGGGCAAGACCATCTCCGGGTTCCTGCTCACCGCTAAGGATGCCCTGGCCAATAGCCAGCCGGCGATCGAAGCGTTTTTGGCTGACCTGCCAGACATCGCGATCGCGCTGGGTGACTTCCTCGGCGCGATCACCAAGAACGGTCCGGCGCTGGTGCGGTTCATCGACGACGCCACCACTGCGCTGACCTCTTTCCTCGACGGTACGGGCAAGACGGTCGCCTGGCTGGAGGGCGCCTACCTGTGGCTGGCGCGCCTGCACGACAAGGCCATTGCCGGCGGCTGGGACACGCCATGGGCGGCGGTCGCGACCGGCGCGAAAAAGGCCTGGGACTGGATCAAGAAAGCTGCGGCCGGGGTCGGTTCGTGGGCGGCCGGTGTGTGGGCTGCGGTCACCGTGTGGGTGTCTGGTGTCTACACGTCGGTGAAGGCGTGGTTCGGGCGCACCCTCGCCGCGGTCGGCGCGTGGGTCGCCGGGGTGGTGGCCTGGTTCCGGGCCCTACCCGGTCGGGTCATGGCGTTCATCCACACCATCCCGTCGATCATGGCCGACGCGTTGCGGCAGCTTCTCTACGACGCCGGCTACTACCTCGGCCGGCTGTTCCTGTACTGGTCGTCGCTGCCCGGGAAGATCGTCGCTGTCGTTGTCGGCATGTGGGCGTGGATCACCCTCAAATGGGACGAGGGCATCGCGGCGACGATCGCCCGGATGCGGGCGTTCCCCGGCCAGGTCGTCGCCTACTTCGCCGGCATGTGGTCGATGGTGTCCGGTTGGGTGGCCCGGCTGTGGTCGTCGGTGACCAGCTGGTTCCGCCGTACCAAGGACGACGCCGTCGCCTGGATCGAGAAGGCATACCACGGGGTCGTGGGCTGGTTCTCCCGGCTACCCGCCGCCGCGGTCGCGAAGACGAAAGAACTCAAGGACAAGATCGTCGCGTTCTTCAAGGGCGCCCCGGGCTGGCTGTACCAGGCCGGTAAGGACATCATCTCCGGCCTGGTGAAGGGCATCTCGGATGTCCTGTCGTGGGCGGTCGACAAGGCTAAGTCCGCCGCGAAGAAGATCGCCGAAGGGTTCAAAGACGCGCTCGGTATCCACTCGCCGAGTGTCGTGTTCGCCGGGTTCGGCACCAACACGATCGCCGGCTACGTCCAGGGCCTCACCAAGGCGATGCCGACCGTGTGGTCGACGTGGCGGCAGATGATGGCAGGCGGCCCGCAGCTGGCGTACGCCGGCGGGCCGACGGTGTCGCCGACGATGGCCGCCGGGATCGTCCGGCCCGCCGCCGGCACGACCAGTGCGGGTCCGATGTATGTGGAGACCACCGTCCAGGTCGACGGGAAGACGATCGTCAAGGCGACCACCCCCGCCGCGCAGCGCCGCAAGGCCCGCTCCGGTAAGACCGGGCTGAGCTGATGGCCGCGAACCGGCCAGACGTGTGGTTCGGGCTCGCCCTGAACCGGGACCCGAACGACGCCACGACGGCGCCGGTGTGGTCGGACTGGACTCGCAGCCTGCTGTCGGTGTCCGACCTCGAGCGGGGCCGCGACCACGAACTCGACGTGAGCATGGCCGCCGAGCCGACGATTCTGCTCCGCGACCCGGACGAGTACCTCAACCCGGCTAACCCGTCGTCGCCGTACGCGGGGCTTGTGCAGCCCTTCCGCGAGGCGTGCATGGTCGCGCAGTGGCCGAACACGCCGGCCGGCGGCGCGGTTAACCTGTTGAATAGCGGCACCTGGCGGGGCAACAACGTGGCCGCTGTCGATCCGTCGTTCGAGTCGTACACGGTTGGTGCCGGCGCCCCGAACTGGATGACCGCGATCGGTGGGGTTACTCCGCTGGTCGCGAACACGAGCCCCTTCCAGGGCAGCAAGAACGTCCGGTTCGCGGTCGCCACCTCAAGTAATCGGCAGGGCGTCTCCTGGCCGGTGGCGTGCATCCCCGGCCGGCAGTACACGGCCAGCGTCTACGTACGCCAGTCGGTGGCGAACACGCTGCGGCTGGACGTGACCGACCAGGTGTGGGTAGGCGATCCGTTCGACGGGCGTACGGTGGCCAGCGGTTGGGGCAACGCGTTCGGCCCAGGCGTACCAGGGCCGGCGTGGACCGACTCGGGGGGCGTGCACGCGGACTACGCGGCATCGGCTGGCACGGGCCGGCATTCGGTCGCCACCCTCGGTGTGACGACGCGGACGCTGATGACCGGACCCGTAGACATGATCTTCAACTATCGGGTGCAGGTGCCGCAGGTCTCCACCGGCGTCGCCGCGCAGTCCGGGTTCATCTGCCGGGAAGACGGCGCCAACAACAACTTCTACATCTTCCGCACGCTGATGCTGCCGACCGGCCGGGTCGAGCTGCTGCTGAGCAAGCGCGTCGCCGGAGTTGAGACCACCATCGCCGACCCGGCCGGCGACCAAGCCGACTACACCCCCGGCACCTGGACGTGGGTACGCGGGCAGGTAGACGGCCCCAACTTCTACATGAGCTGCTGGAAAGACGGCACCCTGCCGCCATCCACGCCGCAGCTCACCCTCACCGGCGAGACGACGTTCACCGCCGCCGGGCGGATGGGCTTGCGCTCCGACCTACCGACCGGCTGGACCGGCGCTCTGCCGATGGTGTTCGGCTACGACGACGTGAGCGTCATCGGCGCGGTGACCGGCACGTCGACCACCACCACGGGCGCGTACGTGCGCCTGTCGGTGACGTGGACGGCCACCGCCCCCCAGCACACGATCCGGATCGGCACCATCGGCGCGGTAACAGCCGACAACGTGGACATCGACGCCACCCAACACGAGCAGGCCGCGGCAGCGTCGGCGTTCACCACCGCAGGGCCGGTGATCTATCCGATCTTCCGCAACCTGATGGAACGGCCGGTCCGGGTGTGGAGGTCGCGCGGCTTCGAGGGTTTCGTCGAAGCGCCGTGCGTGGACGGGTTCGCCGCCCTCAACAGCATCAAGATCGATACTGAGTACACGCAGGCGGTGATGGGCCTCGCCCCGGCGTACTACTGGCGGCTCAACGACGGCACCAGCACCTTGCAGTTCGCCGACACGTCCGGCCTCGGCCGCTCGCCGCTGTACATCGTCGTGTCCAAGTACGGCGCCGGTACGCTGCCCCAACCGGGCGGGCAGCTGGAGATCCCCGGTGACCCCGGCGCCGCTGGGGTCACCTTCACCACCCAGGTCACACAGGCCGGATCGATCATCGGATGCGGCGGCGCGGGCGCGGTCCCAGGCGGCATCGTCGTCCCGGCCGCCCCTGGTGGCCCGGCCTGGGGCGCCACGATGTCGGCGTGGATCAACTACACCGACAACGCGAACTCCCAAGACGTGGTGCGGATGATGAGCCGCGCGGGCCGCGGGTTCATGATGTCCACCGGCCCAGGATCGGTGGTCGCCGCGTATGGCGTGGTCGGTGTCGGCGGAGGCCAGGTCTCGGTCATCCCATCGACCAGCGTCCGCGACGGGCTCCCGCATCACATGGTGGCGACGGTCGTCCAGGACTCGACGAACACCACCGTCACCGTCTATGTCGACGGGGTAGCCACGTCGTCGACGGCGAGTACCGCCTCCGTCGGCGGGATCATCCCAACGTCGTTCGACAGCTTCCAGGCTGGTGGGATCTTCTCCTCCTACAGCGGCTCGTATGGCGCGGTGGCAAACGGTACGGTGGCGCACGCTGCCGTCTGGGGCCGGGCCCTGTCCACCGGTGAGGTGAGCGCCCTGTACGCGGCCGGGAAGACCGCGTTCGCCGGCGAGACCACCGGAGCGCGGATCCTGCGCCATCTCGCGCTCGGCAGCTACAGCGGCCCCACCCGCGTCTCGGCCGGGGCGACGACGATGCAACCCGCGTCGTGGACCGGCCGCAAAGACCTCCTCACCGACAGCCAGGAGACGACCGTCGCCGAGCAGGGCACCTTCTGGATCGCACCGGACGGCGCCGCGGTGATGGAGAGCCGGCAGGATCGGTGGCTGCGGCTGACGCCGCGGGTTGTGTTCGGCGAGGACGCGGTCGGCAGCGAGGTGCCGTACCTCGACGACGTGCGCCTGGACCCGGACCCGCTGTACATATTCGCCGACGTCCTCGTCGGCCGCGCGAACGGCGCCACGTTCGCCGGCGGCGCCGCGGTCGACGTCGCCACCGCCACCCGCCGGTTCTTCGCCCGCTCCTACGAGGCCACCGTCGACGTCGCCACCGACCAGCAGGCCCAGGACATGGCCGACTTCGTGTTCAACACCCACGACGGGGTCATGCTGCGCGTTGACACGCTCACCCTCGACCCGGCCAGCAACCCGGCCCTGTGGCCGGTCGTCCTGGCGCTCGAGGTCGGCTGGCGTGTGCAGTTCAAACGCCGCGCGAAGGCCGCCAACGCAGGTGCCGGGCTCACCATCTCGCTGGACTTCTTCGTCGAGAAGATCGGCCAGCCGAAGATCAACTTCGAGACGGGAGAGTGGACCGTGACAGCTCAGCTGTCGCCGATCAACGCCGGCGCGAACCCCAGCATGCAGCCGTGGATCCTGGAGGACACCACCTACGGAGTCCTCGACTCGACCACGATCCTCGGCTGGTGAGCGTGGAAACCCGGTTCGGTGCCCCGGTCATCCCCGGCCTGCCCTTCACCCGCGAGATGGTGATCTGGGCCCGCTGCCGCCCGCCGGCCGACCGCCCGCCGCTGCCGGCGCCCGGCGACGAGGTGTGGTTCCGGGCCGACGCCCACGGGCCGCTCGTACCGGCGACCGTGCTGGAGATCCTCATCGGCAACCAGCAGGACCTTAGCGTGTGGCGGTACGTCGTACACGATCCGGCCGCCGGGCCGGTGCTCGACGGTGAAGGCCGGCCGCTGATGGAGCTCGTCGACGACCCGTGGCCAGACGTCGTGCTGCGCGTCGGCGCGTCCAGACACGCGACGAAGGAGGCACGCATCGCGGGATCACCCGGGTGGCTGCCGATGAGGGGAGCCTGACATGCCGACCGTTCCGATCACCCGCACCGCGGTTGCCGGCGAGGTGACCCTCGCCGCGCACTTCAACACCAACATCCGCGACGTGCTCAACTTCCTGCTGGCGCCGCCGATCTTCGAGCTGCGGCAAACGGCCGCGCAGACGCTGACCACCGGGGTGTGGACGGCGCTGACGTTCGACGTCGAGGACTTGGACTCGGCGGGTGGCCACTCGACCGTGACGAACACATCGCGGTACACGGCCGTGTACCCGGGCTGGTACCAGTACGGCGGCGGCTACGGCACCGCCGCGAACGCGGGTGGGGTACGCGGCACCCGGCCGGCGGTGAACGGGACCACACTCAACGGCGGCAACACCCTCGAAGTGGGCAGCGCCAATGCGACGGCGTACCCGTCGCGGACGAAGCACATTTTCCTCAACGTCACCGATTACGCCGAGCTGCAGGCGTTCCAGTCCAGCGGCGGCAACCTCGCGACGGCGATCACCGCCGATCAGCAGAGCAGCAATTCGGGCAGATGGGTGAGTAACTGATGGACCACGGCGATCACTGGTGGCTGGCCGCCACCACCCCGCAGGGTGTGCACGTGTACGAGTTCGGGGTTGAGGAGACCGACACCGCCGAGGAACGTTCTGCGATCATCGCGGCGATCCGCGGCCGGCTCGGGTTCCCCGACGACGAGGGCATCATCGGCAGCGGCGGCGTGTGGGAGCTGGTGTTCGCGCCCGGCCGCCCGGAGCGTTTCTTCGCTGTCGCCGACGTCGACGGTGTACGTACGTGGGTGCCGCGTGACGGGGTGACCGTCGGCACGCTACCGCCGGCCGGCTAGCTCGTCTTGCATTCGGCGATCAGCTTGTCGACGCCTTTCGCGTAGCTGGCCATCGCATCGGTGTCGGGCTGGAACCGCCACGCGTGGTCCTCGTAGAAGAACGAGTACGAGAACTGCACGCCCTGGCGCTCGACGACCAGGACGGCTTCGCTGTCGCCTTCCAGCCGCAGGGTTTTGATCTGGAACGGGATCCCGGTGATCGTCTGGCATTCGGTGTGGTAGCGCTGGTAGTCGGTGCGGCTGATCGCCTGCTTGCCGGCTGCGGTCCACAGGTCCCACGCGCCGCGCCAGTCGCCGGCGGCGTATGCGGTGAGTTCGGCGTTCGCGGCCCGGGTGGCGGCGTCGGCGGAGCGGTCGTCGACGGAGCTGGTGACGTGCGGCGGCTGGCTGGACTGGTCGAGGTAGCGGCTGGCGCCGTAGACGGCGAAGAACGCGACCACAGCCAGCGCGGCCACACCAGCAACAACCATGATCCATCGACGGGCAGTCATGGCGATGAATCGTAGGCGAGCACCGCGAGGCGGCGCGACGCCGCGTTACGAAGGAGACACATCGGATGACCCCGATCGAGGGCGTGGACTACGCCGACTCCCACCCCAGCATCGCCGCGCTCATCGCCGGCGGGAAGTACTTCGCCTGCCGGTACGGCGGGCCCGGCCGGCCGCAGAAGCAGATCACCGCCGGCGAGGTCGCCGCTCTGCACGGGGCGGGGATCGCGATCGTCGCGAACGCTGAAGGCGCAGTGGACGGGCTGAAAGGCGGCCGGACGGCGGGGATCGCGTGGGCGACCTCGGCGCTGGCGTACTTCGCCGCGCTTGGGCTGCCCGCCGACCGGCCGATCTACCTGTCGGTTGACTGGCAGCCCAGCTCCGTGGACTGGCCAGCCCTGGACGCGGCGATGGACGGCGCGGCGAGCGTGCTCGGCCGGGCCCGGGTTGGCGTGTACGGCGGCTACGCGACGATCGCCCACTTCGCCGCGAACGGCAAAGCCCGCTGGCTGTGGCAGACGTACGCGTGGTCGGGTGGCCGCTGGCACCCCGGCGCCCACATTCAGCAGTACCGCAACGGCGTCGCCATCGGCGGCGCCGACTGCGACCTCAACCGTGCCATGGTCGCCGACTATGGCCAGTGGCCCAAACCGGAGGACAACGACATGTTCGACTTCAACGACAAGGCCAAGCTCACCGCCCTGTTCGACTACAAGGCGACGGTGAAGCTGGACACCGACGCGAACCCGGACGGCACCGGCACGCTGAAGGACTTCACGGTGCCGATCGTGGGGCACCTACTCCAGCTGGAGGAGGACGTCGCTGAGCTGAAGGCCCGCCCGCCGGTGTCCGCCGCTCCGGTCGACGTGGCCGCGCTGCGGGCGGTGCTCCTCGATCCGGAGGTGGTTGCCGCGTACGCGAAGGCGGCGGCCGATCTCGTGCACGCCGACCTCGCGGACTAACCGATGCCCCCGCGCTATCCGCCCTACGAGTTCTCGTTCGCCTTGCTGGCGATCCTGCTCGGCTCCCTCTGGCTAACCGTCGTGCCCGCTCCGGCAGCGATCGCCGCGATCCTGCCGGACTGGATCGTCGTCGCCCTGTCGGTGGTGCTGATGCTGAGCGGCGTGCTGACCATCGTGGGCTGCGTGTGGTGGGGTAATCCTGAGCGCGGGTTGCAGCTGGAGACGGGCTCGTTGGGGGCCCGGGTGGGCGTTCTGCTGATCCTGTCGGGCTCGCTCTACCTCGCCTGGGCCGGCGGCATAGTCGCCGCCCCGCCGGCGTTCGGGGTGGGGCTGTTGGTGGCGTGGATGGGTGCCGACATCGGACGGGCAGCCGAAATATGGCGCCTGGTCCGCAATGCCCGCAAGCTCACTCCGAAGGAAGGACCGCGGTGAGCGGATGGCTGTCGGCGCTGCTGGGCGGCGGCGGGGTCGCGATCATCGGCGCGATCACCTTGATGATCCGCGCGCTGCTGTCCAAGACCACCATCGACGCCGACGCCGCCGGCAAGCTGAACGCAATCGCAATAGCGCAGGTCAACGCCGTCCGTAAGGATGCCGAAGAGCAAATGTCCCGGGCCCGCACGGATGCGACGACCGCCGTCGCGCAGGCGCTCGCCGATGTCACCGCCGCCCGCCGCGACGCCGACCAGGCCCGCCGCGACGCGGGCGAGGCGCGGCGTGAGGCGACCGACGCCCGGCGCGACGCTGATGAGGTGACCCGGCAGCTGCGCGCGCTGATCGCGGAGCTGTTTCGGCCCGACGATCCGGTCCGGACCGTCGAACGGCTGAAGCTGCTGGTCAACAACGGAACATCGAACGGAAGGTCCCTCTGATGGCCAACGGAACCCCCACCCAGACGAAGCACCCATGGCGGGCCACCGTCCGCACTTGGCTTGCGGCCGTGGTCGGGCTGCTGCCGTTCCTGCCGACGATCGCGCACGAGTTCGGTATGGAGGGTGTCGGCTGGGTCGCTGCAGGGCTGGGGATCGTCGGTGGTGTGACTCGGCTGTTGGCGGTGCCTGGCATTAACGGCTGGTTGCAGCGGTATGCGTCGGTGTTCGCGGCGTCGCCGGCGGCGACGCCGGATACGGAATCTGAGCCACGTCACCGGGTGTGAGCCCACCCCCCTGATAGGAGAGATCATGCAGAAGCCGAGCCTCGGCCGGATCGTTCACTACCGCGGCAAGTTCGGCCTGCAGACGATGCGGGCCGCGCTGGTTACCTGCACGGTCGCGGAGCTGGACCCGCTAGGTGTGGAGTCTGGGCAGATCGAGCCGCTCGACGACGACATGCACGTGCATCT